TGGCATCATTGATAACAGTTACCAACTTCACCATTTCATTAAAGTCTCTGGCAGCAACTTTAGCTGCGTCACTAGCTTTCTTCTCTCGATCCTCAGAAACTTTTTGAAGTTGAAGTTCGGCAGCTAGTTGCTGATTTGCTAATCTAACTAGGCTTTGACGGGAGTTAGCTTGTAAAGCGGCATTACCTGTTTGTTTAGCAATAGCATCGCCTTGTTCATTTAAGGCTTTAGCTTCCTCGAATAAAGACTGCCCTCTTTTTCTATCCTCATCAGTCGCATCTTTCTTAGTGATAAGGTTTGAAGCCTCTCTCGCTAAGTCATTTGATCTTTTTTGAAGGGCAATACCCTTTGATAAAGGATTGAGGTTATCGGTTCGTCTTTCAAACAAAGCATTCTCAAGCTCGAATCGAATATCCTTAGACCTCTCTTTTGAAGAATCTATTTCGTCTCGCTCTTTTTCAGCTAGTTTTTTCAAACCATTGACAAACTCTTCTTGAAGTCCTAGTACCTTATCCAGAGCATTTTTTCGATCCTCCACAAAAAGGTCATTGGCTTCCATACTAGCATCAACCTCAGCAAAAAATGCCTTACGAACCTGTGCAGCATTTTGTTGAAGTAGCTTGATTCTTTGATTGTTCGCTTTTTCTGTTTCCTGGTTGATATTAGCCTGACTCCGCTTAAACCCTGCTTCCAGGCTTTTCAGTATCATCTCGGATTTTTTTCGTTCGGACTCTAATCCCTGAGAGATTTTGAAGTCTGTCGCGTCGAACGTCAAAAGGAATCCTGTACCAACTGCTTCTCCAAACCCCCTAACAAATCCGATGGTCTTGCTGAATAGTCCACCAACAAAACCTAAAGAAACTGCCAAGTCTTTGATCGCCAGAGAAAAGACTTCAATACCACCAGCGCTATCAATGAACTCTCGGCCTACCGATAGTACCGTAGCCCCAAATTCCTTGGTAAAGGTATTCTTTAGCTCATTCAAGAATTTGGTAACAACCTGTGAATCTGTCTGAGTGAATCTTTCAAATTCATCGGCAACGTCACCGATCTGTTTGCTACTAATTTTCTCTAAGGCGTTAGCAAAGTTAGAGTTTTCGTCGCGTGCAATACGCAACACAGCACTCAAACCACGAACGCGAGGAATCAATTCTGAGATAGCCGTAACAGAGCCATCTGTAGTTCCAATGACAGCTTTAAGAGCGCCCTGCAAGCCTAGTGCTTGAACAGCTTGTTCACCAGAAGAAAAACCAAGTTGCCTCAAGGCAGCCGACATTTGATCCGTAGGTTTAATCAAGGCATTCAAAGTACCTCGAATCTGAGTAGCTGCTTCCGCACCACTCAAACCAGCAATAGTAATGTCAGCAAAAGCAGCCAGGAGTTCATCAACAGAGACACCAGTTTGGGCCGCAATAGTTTGAACACTACCGATGCTATTAGCAAGGTCGGTAGCAGTTACCGCACCCAAGTCAATCGTTTCAAAGAACTTGGCTAACAATAACTCATTGTTCTTAATTTCTAATCCAAAGGCATTGGTAGTTCCAGAAACCAGTCTAAGAGCATCGTCAGCTTTTGCACCAGTGATGGCAGCAAACTGTAACGTCTCCGACAAGAATTTTGTGGCTTCTGCACCGTCCGCAATTTGGTTTGAAATCGTTTCATAGAGACCAGCACCAACATCTCCCAATGGGGCATTGAAAGCATTCGATAAATCTAGTACCTGCGTCTTTAGTCTATCAATGTTCTTCTCTGCTGAAATGGTACTAATCAATGAGACTTGTTTTTCAAACTCAATCGCAGAGCTAACAGACTCATTCATAGCCGCACGAATATCAGCTAAGGCGCGAACAATCAACTGAGTGGTTACAATACGCACCATCGTTTGAAAACTGACAGTGAATCTACTGAACCCAGCATTTCCATCATCACCTAATTTTTTGGCTGCTGCACCAGTAGCCCCCAATGCGGTAGAGGCTTTCTTACTCCCTGTGGCCACTCCATTCAATGTTTTGTTTGAGCCTGCAATACTCTGATTGACAGCACCAAATCCTTGTGCTAACGCATTCAGCGTCGTGATTGAGTCGCCCGCATCGACGATAAATTTTTGTGTTATGTCAGCCATTATTTAGACCTCAGCTTCCGAATCTTTATCGGGATGTTCGGGTGTTGTATTTTTTGATACTGCTTCACGGCAGCAGCGTTTGCCGACTCAAGAAAATTATATGGGCCGGGGGTTAAAAGGCGACTGAATAAGGTAGGGTCTGGTGACGCATTGGCGTTGAAAAATTCATTGTAGATTAGGTGGGCAAGGCTCGTCTTGTATTCAAACCCTTGTATTAACCCGTCCGCGTCGTTAATGACTCCACCCTTTGATCTGGACCTTCCTAGTCCCTCCCGGCTTCTAACACCTGGAACGGAACTTGTAAATAAAGGGAACCCAATAGCACCAGCTAAATGTGAAAAGGTTGCCATAGAAGCACCTGACCAAACAGGTATCTTCTCGGTTGCTTGTATTAGCCATTCTAGTACCGCAGTAAGATTAGCCTCTTGTAATCGTTTTTGCCAATCCTTTTTATACTGAGTCACATTTATTGTAGCTAATTCAAACTCTCCTCTTATGCCTAGTACCATTTCACACCTATTGGATTATGGACAACAATTACCTGCGCCGACCCCTAGTAGTTGGCGCAGGCTTATTAGCGATTTTTTCTGCTTCCGCTCCACCTGCCTCATCGTAAGATGCAACCTGATCGAATGCGATAATTTTGGCTTGTGTCATAACATCACATTCATCCCAGGACTCAGCGACAGCCGGTGGTCTAATGCCTACTCTTGCACAGGCTCGCCAGATTGCGTATTCGCCGGTTCGGTAGGTCGGGAAAGCAATTCGCTTAATTCCTCCAACTGTTGCCCAAGTACAAAAGACTCTCGCGCTGCTGTCAACTTCGCATCATTAAGCTGATTGACTTCAAGCACAAGATTCAGGATCAGGTTGACTTCAATTTCAGTCACCCCACCTGCGAGAAGTTCATCTTCCCACTCAATCCATGTGTTGGGTTTTTCAATCTCAACTTTTTTCCACTCAATCTCCGAAGGCTCAAGACCAATTACTGCCAGATACGCCATACGCTTCAAGTTGTATTGTTCAACTTGTTGTCGGTAGGTGGGGTCATTAGTATTTTCTACCTTACCTTTACCACGTTGCAAAGATGCAGGGGCTTTAGGATAGGGAACCAAAGCACGAAACTCATCAAGATTCGGAACAGCACGGACCAAAATCTTAATATCCCTACCCATCGGTCGGGGCAGGATAAGCAATCCCTCATTAGGGCCGGTGACTTCAACGCCACCAATTTTCAAACTCATGTGTCAAACCTCGCCACAAGATTTACAAAGAAAAAGGGGCGGGCGTAAAAAGCCCGCCCCATGTCAAACCAAATTACTCTCGCGTGATGGTCGGCTGGGTTGCATTGCAACGACCGGCGACCGAAATGGTCGCTTCATCAAGATCGAAGTCGAGAGAGTCATATCGGAAGTCAGGAAACAAAGTGGTTTCTGATTCCGCCGTTCCACAAGGGGGATTGTGTTCAACCTCAATGTCAACCGCATACGGTTCACAAGGGTCGGTAGAAGAACTAACCCATTCATCGGCCCCGCCAGTACCCTTTAAGGCATCGACCGGGGAGATGGTTTCGCCCGTTCCTGTGGTAACGAACTCGTACACCATATCAATGTTAAGATCGAGAGGAACCTGATCGCCTTCGCGGACAGTATCAAGATCGCCACGGTCGAGTTCATAGATATAATCCTTGTTCTCGGTGTACGTTAGGTTCCCGTCACCAACAGTAATCGAAATTTGTTGAGGCAGGAACGTCAGTGTGTCACTCATCGCCGGTGTGGGAGTACCCCAGGCAGGTGTGAAGACGATGTTAGTCGTAGGTGAGGAACTGGTCGGCGTCCGAGCCGTGACCGTGTAGGTCGTGGTGTTCATCGCGGTACTAACGGTAAACCTTGCTCCAACAGGAACAAGATCGGTGTCAGTCGTATTGAGTACGACCGTAGTAATATCAGCATCCGTGTCCGTGGCTCCGGGGGTCATTTCTCCAATGACAGCAGAGCCGCTCAATCCATCCTTGATTCGGATTGTGGTGTCGCGCAATTCAATTCGCGCACGACACACAAGTACCGGGTTCAAAAACATGGTTATGGCCTTTCAGTTAGGTTCGCAGGTTCATGTAATACTTGGCATCTACTGCCGCTTGTTTCTTTCGGTCAGTGTCATTCACTTGTCCGAAGTGAAAGGCCCGAATGAAATCGTTGTTTTTTGGTATAGGTGAGAGACAGCCTAATTCCGTGCCATCATCCTCATCCTCCGTTCCGTAGCGGTAAATAGGAATCCTGTCTTCCATTGTGTTTTGAAACACCCCTACGATTCTATTTTGCTCATACCTGTTAGAACCAACTTCTCCAAAGTTACTTGTAACAAATATGTTAAGATCAACATTCAGAAGAAAGTAATCCTTACTCATTTGCCTAATGTGGGGTCCAGTTACACGGACTTCCACAAAATGTGCTTGCTCCATAAAGTTATCAGTTCTGTCGTCGATACCTTCCATGATAATCGGGATAGCCCCATTAGCAAGGGCCACCGCTTTCATGTGCTTATTGATTGAAGAATGCACCCAAATGTTCCATCGTGGATTCATTAGACACCCCCTGAATCTTGTTCAAGTTCGATCAAGCTATCAGCACTAAGCAAAAAAATCTGTTGTGGCACTTCACCGATAAGATGTTTTCCAGTTACAATCCATCCCTCAAGTTCATACTCTTGAAAGTGTGAAATTGAGTATTTCCTATTACGCCATACGACGTAATCATCTTTATCAAGTGTGATACCGTCTAGGTTTGTTTCATTTCTGTCAATGATGAAAACGCGAGTCCCAGCGTCAAAGAATCCACCTTGCAGAATTTGTTTGTTTGAAGAAATGACCGAGATAGTTCTTTCAACTTCCCGGTCAATTTTTTCTGGTAAAACAATTGCCCGTCGAATTGGATAGACAGACCTATCCATAGAAACCAACCCGGTTTCTGTATTGACGGTGCTACTATTGATCTTATAGACCGAAATAGAGTCACCGAATAAACGCTTCATCTGGTAAAGTGAGGCTCTAAGCCTTCGATCCAGATTCCGATTTACTTTCGACATGGCGAGGGTCACTTTCCTTTTGGAGTTGGATTAGGTGTGAAGCATGACATAACGAACCGTCTGCTACCAAGTTCAAAACTTTGATAACCTTTTCGTCAACGTCAGAGCGGCGATCAGATTCATGTTCCATAGTCTTCTGCATCGCAGCGACACCTTGCTGCATAGCTATAACCGCTAAAGCTGTCTGCTTGTGGCTATCGGATAATGCTGTATGTGATTCCTTTACGGAATCAACATACTGCGTTAGGTATCCTGTCTCTCCGAAGAATCTTCGTCCGATGAAACCGCAGCCTTTCCATAACCCTACACAAACAAAAACACCAAAGGCAATAGCAAACCCTTCTGACGAAACGAATCGCAGAGCTTCGGTTAGCATTTGATTAGCCTTTCAGTTGGAAGAAAAAGGGGCGTGCCAAGATTGACACACCCCTTAATCGGATTAGCCAAGCATCAACACAGCAAGGTCGGTGTCAAGAACTTGGACGCCGTAAAGCATATCCAAGGTCACAATCGTACCCTGTTGAGTGGCGTTGTATTGCATGGTCACACGCATCGAAAGATCGTTGTGAATAGCAACGTCGAACATCGCACCCATGTTTTCACGCGGGCGTGCCAAAGGACGGCTGACCAAGGCCAAGGCGTCACGGTGGAAGGCGATGTTGAACGAACCAGACGGACCAGGGAAGGCCAAGTCGTTGTTGGCCAGGGCCGTTTCCAGCGGGCGATCCAACCAGATGTTGTAGTTCGTGCTGGTCACAGCTTCACTGTTGATAACAGTGTAGGTGTGTCGAGTTCCACCAGTTCCGAAGGCGATCAACTGACCGACTTGCGGGCCTTTGTTCGCGGCGAAACCGTCGATGCTGATATTCTTAGCATATCCAGCAGCGTAAGCCCCATCCACGTCAGCCGCTTTGTAGATCGTCACAACAGCACCCGATTCCACAGCGTACTTCAAGGCTTCGTTCAGCGTGATAGCCGTGGTGTTCGTCGCAGCGGTAACAGCCGTAAGATGCGTCGGTTGGTCATTTCCGGCGATATTCGCAAACTCACCGACATTGGCTTCGTAGCCAGTCACGGTCACAGCAATAGAACCAGCTTCGCCCGCCACTTCAGCGCCATCCGTGTCGCCAGTCGCAATTTCGGTATTCAAGTCCGTGAGCGAGTTGACATTCTGATCCATGTAGGTATCGAATCCGAGGATTCGACCCAGGCGAGCGTTTTCCAAGGCCGTTCCGCCGTCACCACGTTCGTTTGCTTTAATGAACAAGTCATTTTTCAGCAACGCGGTTTCGCTGGACGGGGAGAGAACCAAGTTACGGTTGTTCATGTACGCCTTGTGGACGTTCATCACTTCGCGGGCGTCGAGAACGGTGTCGGTGGCCGTAGAGCCAGTCAAAGCACCGAGGCGACCAACGCGGTCAACCGTGGTCAAGATCAGTTCGTGAGCCGCACGACCCAAGAGGGAGCGGTCCACGGCACGCGCGACGGATTGCATACCGGGCAAGAGGTAAATGTCGATCAAGTCTTGGAAAGACTTGCTCGCTTCGCCGTCTTTGATGGTAAAGCTAACGTAAGCGTGCTGGTCGAGCGGAACGCGAATGTTGGTCGCGCTCGCGTCCTGAGTTTCAATCGAGTCGGTGTCCGTCTTCCGACGAATACCGAACTCACCCGGCTTGCGGGTGTTCACCACGTCACCGAACTCGGCAACTTGGTTGGAGAAGTCACGATGGACGAGGTTCGCCATCACCATGTTTTCTTCGAGAATCGCAACGCCTTCATTCGCCCACAATTCGGGAATCAAAGCGTCGTTGTCATTGGCCCGCAAAACAAGCATGGGCGCGACGTAGGTTTTCGTATTCATTGGGATATTACCTTTCGTTGAATACACTTTTTGAAAAAGAAAAACAGTCAGTCCCAAACTTTGTTGTACAAGCAATAGGCGTTGGTAGTCCCATTACTCAAAGAACCCGGTGATTTTGAAGGCCACACGGTAGCCATATTTTTAGCGGCGACCTTTCTTCAAGCCAAGGGCTTTCGGATTTTCTTTCCGCAGTTTCATATACTGTTCTGTAGTGAGTTTCTTCGGATCAATGTGACCATCACGGTCAATCACTTCCCCGAAAGCGTAGTTTCCAGAACCAATACCTTGTGCGACACCGCTCTTGAACAGGTTTCCATACAACTCAGGAAGTTCCTTCATACGCTTCACAGCGTCTTCGGGAGTCCGTTGAGTCATCACGGCGCGTCCATTATCAGGATCAATGTCAGGGAAGTCCACCATAGGAACCAGCCCACGGCCAGTTGGCTTACCAGTCTCATCCATGTCTTCGACAAGTTTGGTTTTCTCACGGAGTAGCGTCACTACTTGAACGGGCTGGAAGGCGTCAGCCTTAGCAGCAGCGTCCGTCAAGGCACGTTGGATTGTACTGTTAAAGTACATCTGCTCCCATTTGGTCGCCTTCTCCCGAAATTCACCAAGCTGCCCATCATACTGTTCTTGCAGCTTTTTCTTTTCGTGGGCTACACGTTGTTTCTCCGTCATATTTCGTGCTTGCAAGTCGTCCAATTTTTCTTGGAGGCTGGACCGTTCTTCATCGGAGAGGGTTTTGGTCTCAAGCAACTCTTGATAAGAGGTTTCTAATTGCTTGAAGCGGGCTTCATTCTTCCGCTTTTCTTTAGCCAAGATTTCATTCACCTTGGCTTGTTGTTCGTCTGTAAATTGTACATTAGCAGCCGCCCCTTTTTGGACAGGTACAATTTCTTCTTCACCATCTTCACCCTCGTCTTCATCATCATTGTCACGACAAACGAGAACAGCAAGACTGTGCAACAGTTCCAACGATTTCATAATCAAAATTCCTTCACCGTATGATTTTGAGAATAACAACATAGCACCATACGTTATGCCTTGTTGAAGTTCGCCCATGAGTATGGGAGATTTATTTATTGAGGATTCACACCAAACTGTTGTCTTAGACGCCGTGCCGAAGCACCACGATCTGTAACAACAGGGATTACAGTTCTTCCTCTATCTCTAAAGATAGAGAACCTGTGTCTTCCGTTACCAAAGTTGACTCGTCCACTACTGTCAACAAAAACTCGACTCATTTCGACGGGGCGACCTGTTTGAAGAAAACGCTCAAACCCCGCTCTACGCCCACCAATCTCTGCACCACCCCCACCAGGAGGAATGTAGAAGCTGGTCTCTAATGACCATGCTGCGTCTAGTCTTGCAACATCTACATAAACGACTTCCATTCCAGTAACAGTCGCTAAATGGTCACGAATAAAATCAGTCCCACCAGACTCGTAAACTTTTCTTATGGGTGTGGCATTATAGCCAGAACCGCCTCCGACGTATCGACCGCCTCCACCACCAGAACCGCCTCGTCCCATTTTATTCTCCCGTTGAGTATGGATTCTTTTTAGTGTTGTAGGGAAGATGAATGCAATTATTTTGTGTACACCAATCAGCGGTTCTTGAACCCCCACCAAAAACTGCAAAGATTATATTCTTTGTCTTTGCATGTGTGGCAGCAATATCAAAGTCAACGGGAAGCAGATCAATGTTTTTATCACTTCCCCTTGTCGAATAGGACTTCCAACCAACAGGGACACCAAGCAAACTGTAGTCACGATGTATGTGTGGAACAAAAACATCCACAAAGATTCTAACACCTTGGCTTTGCCAATAACGTGCTACCCATCTTTTCTTGTAGATTTCTGCAACGGCTAGTGCCGCTGGCGTGTCTTCAAACAGTGTTATGTTCAATTCTGTACAAGCATACGGTGATGTATCAGAACAGTTCCAGGGTTTCTTTAGTAACCCGTTCCACCTATAATCATCCGTGTAAAATTGCCATGTACCAACCCCCAAGCGTGTTCGCTTAATTGATCCCCAAGCATAACAAGGCTTAGCAAAAAACTCAGCTTGCATATCTTCCAGTAAAGTAGGAATCCCTAATTCATTATCGGAAGGAAAAAGAAGTTGGTCATAATAGTTGCCCATACTACACTCTTGAAATCTTCAAAGCATCATCGTCTCGTAGGAAAGGTTTCAACCATCGCCAAGCTAGTGGGTTTGGAACGAAGTTGATAAGATGCTCAATGGGGACTTGCCCACGGCTAAAAGTTGTTCGGACAGATGAGAAGCCTTGCGAACTAATCATAAGGTTCTCCAACTCCATTTCGGGGTCTTTACCATCGAGTAACGAGTGGGCAATTTCAAAACACGCATACTTGATTTGGTCCGGTACGTCTGTGTCGTCGCCTCTCGGAAACTCTAACTCTTGTGTAATCTCAGCCGCACGAATCTCGGCTTGGGTCGCTTCGGGGTCCGCACAAAGCAGAGTATGCACAGGTGCTTTGTTACCCTTGTAATTCAATTGGTCGATGATTCTCGTAGCAGCAAGCAACGCCTTGGGCCGATCAGAGACAGAGGCTTCATACCATGCGTATTCGTGTAGCCGGTTATCGAAGTATGTGTTGGCTTCTGCAAGCGTTCCGTAGTAAGATAATCCTACAGTCATTATAAGTTCCTTGTGACAAGAATCCAAATGCTTCCAGTAAAGGTCAACACAACAACATCCTTGTGGTCATTAAACAAACAGTTAAGTCCGTCATAGTTACCACCAGCCTCAAGCCTAGCAGCATTCGTCGATGGTCCTAGTAGGATGAGAATATCACCCTCTTCACCACCATTGATAGTAGTGAAATTAACAGTACCACCATCATTATTCACTATACGATGGAGGCTCTGTGTGACAGTCACACTACCTGCAACCACTGGTAATGGTTGAATTAGACCCAGGTTTAATTTACCCAGCGTCAGTAGATCGCCTACTTGCAACCTTTCAATCACACCACCATTCATTACCAGTGGTCGTCGTCTCGCCATTATGCCCTCAAGTGTTCAACAAGTTTTCTATAACCAAAGAGAGGAAGAAGCTCAGAGTCCCAATCTTGTCCCTCTTGGACAGTCGCCTCATGGATCAAGGATTCAATCGTCTCTTGGCTGGGGAAGCCAGCAAGGGTATTTCTATCAACGGCTTCATAGTCCCCGTTCGGGGCCGCAGCAAACGCAGGGTCAGTACCAGTAATACAGCCCATCGCCTTCAAAGCCGCAAACCAGAATCGAGGCACAACACCAGCGGTACTTTGAGTAATGGCTGGGTCAGTGGTTCCACCCGACAAGTCAATGTCAACCACAACCGCAAGCGGGTGATTTCCACGAACAGAATTACCGGAGAAGGTCAAAGTCACAGGACTGGTCGCCAAAGGACCACCAGCCGCAACAATATCACCAGCAACGTAACCATCAACTTCAAGAACCGCCGCCGCATCAACAACAAGTTGGATAGCAGCCGCCGTACCGTCATGGTCAATGGGGTCAGTCGTGAAAGTAGTTCCATCAACCAGAGTAAAATCAATTTCAAAGGTTCCGTCAGCCCGGTCGCCAGCAGAGATTGACTGCACTTCGTCAACAGCCGCAAGAGTGGCGTTTTGGTATTCGACTTGAGTGAGTCGGAGCAAATCACGATGCACACTTCGGTCTTGAGGAAGAATCGGGTCAGTAATGTCGATAGTTTTGGCACTAACCAAAATATCTTCGTAAATGTTGTTGTCAGCCATTGGTTACAGCCTCACTGTTCTACGGATGGAGATTTCAAGTTCAGTGGTGCTAAGAGCCATACCAACTTCGGCTACAAAGTCACCAGACAAAGTAGGTGCAGTTTGGGTTAGCATCCCTTCGATGTCAGGGTCTAGGAAGTATAACGCACCCGCAGTTAAACCCCCTGTTTCACCAGTAACAGTGTCCCATTCACCCGTTGTCGCGACAATGACACCATCTGTTTGAATACCACCCGATGCAGCCGCAGCAATACTCGTCTCAGCAACTAGACCAAGAACGCGGGAAGTAACTTGAGCGTCTGCTAGGGCCAAATCAACCGAACCAGCACCAGAAACATAAACTGGTTGTCCGATAACAATTGGGCTGGCATTCGCATTAGTTCGCACAATCAGTTCATTGGATTGAAGCTGATCGCCAGATTGAAGTTGTTCTATTTGCCCATTAGTAATAACTAATGGCTTCTTAATTGCCATGATTGACACCTTTCAGAGTTTTACAGATATGCCAATCTCAAAGTCAAGAGTATTGACTGTTTGTGCTTCCCCAACCTGAATAACAAATCCAGAGCTAGGTGGGACACTTGACATAAGACCGTTTGTTGACAAGTAATAAATTTTTCCTGGGTCTAATTCAACAACACCCGCCACCGAAGTCCAATCAGACTTAGCAATCCTGCCTCGTCTGATATACGATACTGATTGTCCAATTGATCCAGAAGTAACAGCGATACCTGTCACTCGGCCAACATTACTGTCGGCATAAACAAGTTCGCCGCTATTATTTATCCTTACCAACTCACCTTGATCCAGTTGCACACCAGCAACCTTAGTGTAGAAGTCATTACTAGAATCAATAGAGAAAACAAAGTCTTCTATTGCAATAACCTCTGAAACAATCCTGTCCCAATCTTGAAAGTTTGGGTTTACCGCATTAGTAATATGGGTTCGGTCAGGGTTGTTGGTTAGCCCATTCCAAATTTCATTGGGGAAATTTGATTTCGGGCTTACCGTCATTATTGAACCTCATCTTATGAGGCAATAATCATGTAGTCTTGATCCGCCGCACCACCAATGACCCAAACTTTACCTAACTGGTCAATAGGCACAAAAAGTTCTTGAGCAGCATCTAGCAGAAAACCCTTAGTCGCTGAGACATTAGGACCACCTACATAAATGTTGTCGGTGTTTGCGGCGTCTGTTTTAATACGAACGCCGTTTTGTAGCATAAGTTCTCGGTTAGCAGAACTCACCTGTTGTGCAGTTGTTCCTACAACCCCATTTTCATAGACCAGTGTAGCACCGGCAGTTCTTACAAGTTGCATTACTCTTTCCTTTCTCGACCTTCACCGCGAGTCGGGGAGGTTCCGCTTGCTTGTGTATCTGGATCGTTAGCCTCATCCCGTTCCTCTTTACCAGAGTTGGGATTTGGGTCAGCATCGGGAACGCCCCTCGCCGCCATGTTCTCACCTTTAGGTGTCTGTGCTTCCTGAATACGTTTCAGTCTCTCGGCGTGATCTTTTCTTGCTTGTTCAACAATAGTCGGATCAAATCCAAGTGCTTCCGAAGCGGTCTTTTCATCAACCACACCTTGCTCAAGAGATTTTAGAATCGTTTCCGGGTGACTCGTCAAGTATTTTGATTTGTCAATTTCACTATGAATCTTGGAAAGTTTGTCAACAGGGACTTTACCAGACAACAGCACCGAGACGATGTTCTTTGCAATCTCTTTCTTGATTTCATGTCCAGGGACACTAAACATCAATTCTGCAAGTTCCTTTGCTTCCTTTACCCTATCAACATCCGTCTTCAAACTGTAGCGGTCAGGATACTTGATCGTGGCCACATTACGTTGGAACGGATTGATGTTCTCATAGGCTGCCCAATAGCTGGCAATCTTTCGTTCTGCACTTTCCAGCACAAGTCCGATATAAGAAAGCCCGGCTTCCAAGCCTTGGTTGTCAATTTCCTTTGAAGCAGCGGACGCTCGGTTCGCTACGTTGACAACAGCTAAGTTGACAATCTTACGAATGTCTCGTTCCAGCTTCTCTTGAAGCTGCATCGAAGCAATTAAAGGTTCCGGCGAGGGGTGGATAAACGCGGGTGCATTAGCACCAATAGGATAGCTACGGCCTTGCGAGGGGCCAACCACAATATCCCTGTCCTGTGAACGCTGACCGCCAGCCGTTGCAGTTCCATCTTCATTGGCAGCGGGCTTCAAGTGACTAACACCACCGGAACGGGCATCCGTCTGTTCCGTGTAGAAGGGAAAATTCGCCTTCAATGCGTAGCTTACATCACTAGAAGCTAAGTTGACCAATGCAATTTGATGTGTACAAACATCGGTCAATAGACTCGTTCCGACATTCGGCATAACGAACGGGATTCTCTCAATATCAAGAGAAATCGGTTGTTCGATAATTAGAGGTTTGTTTTCAATATCGACTGGATCACCCTCGTCATTCATAAACATCATCTTGACGCCGCCAGTTACTTGGTCAATCCAAAGTAATCGGAACCGATGAAATGTTTGCAAAGGTAGGAGAGTGTCTTGATCGTAGTCCAAGCAGGTATCACGAAGTAACACGGACTGGTATTCTGACCTGTCTTCTGACTTACCACATTTCCAAGAAAGAATATCTTCAATCTGGTACATATAGAGGTAAGGGCGAGCATCACCAACGTCGGCAAGGGAAGGACCACTCAATCGCGGCATATCCACATAAATCCCAACGCGACCCATTATGAGCAACTCTGTTAGGATTTGCTGGCCCATGAAAGAGTTCATGTTAGACCCTCGCAGGTCAACACCAACGCCTTCGCCAGCTACGGCCTTTTGGTACTTCGCACTACCGTCCCGTCGAATAATATCGGCCATCCGTTGAAAAATGGAGTTACGAATATCATTGATTGCAGCTTTAGCAAAAGCTGGGACAGGAGTGATTGTCTTGCGATCACGGAAGTCTTGGACATTTTCCCGCTGGGTGAACTTCCTCACATAGCGTTCGACGAACCGATCCCCACCTTCGTAGGTCAGTCGCCATTTTTCCCAATCCTGAAAATCGCTCAACACGTTCGGGTGGCGAGAGTCAATGATTCGGGATTTCTTTTGAACTGGTTCAGCCATTATAAGAACGCCTTAATGTCTCGGTTGGTTTTGAGGGATGCAGCCATAGGCAATGCTATCTCAGAATACGTTCTGGCATGTGAATAGTGGTCAGGACCAATTTCCACATACTCTGCTATGTAGTTTCCTGTTGGGTCTTTCGAGTATTTCCGAACCTGATTCTTCATGTGTTCTTTATACTCACCCTTTATGTCCGTGGGAAGCATGATTTTTTTAGTATGGAATCGACGCAAGGCAATATCCATCCAGTTAGTTCTGTGGACAGTTGCAATTGGTGCATAATCTTGAGAGTCTGATATTTGAATCTCTCGCCCCGTTGGGCCTTTCCGATAACGGCATAGCCAAACGAATCCAGGGAATCGCCTAGCAAACCTACGGGCAAGGTAGATGTTAGGATCGGCGTCAATCACGCAAGCGTGAACCTGCCACTCGACCATTAACTCATCAAGACGGTCCCAGCCGCCTTCGCTTTCCTCATGGAACTTTTCCACCCACAAGACTTTCGGCTTTGCGGCAACATTTAAGTCGTTTGACAACTCATCTGTGTACCACAAGTCGATTTCAACATAAGACCACTTACCTTGGTCAACCCCCATCGTAATGATGTATGATGAATCGGTGGGCCGAAAGTCTTGCATTGAGTGACTTGCAATGCAATCGTCGAATTTATCATCCGTTAGCAACGCTGAGTCACCCAGGAAGGGTTGACCGAGTTTAGAGTTGTGAAACTCTTGTGCCGCCGCTTCATCACCGAAAGTACGGTAGTGTGCAACAGCAATCTCACCCGGCTCTACAGTTGAGCTATAAAGCTGATTGATATAGAACCCACGGTTATCAGAGTCGCCATTTGTGTTTGTAGGTGTCCATAGTCCGTCAGACAACCATTCATATTTTGTTTGGTGATCGAGTTTTGCTTGACACTCTTTGCATTTGATATAGGACTCAAAGCAATCGGGATCATTAACATGGTCCCCGCGTAGCTCAAAAGAGTCAGGCCAAATCAACTCAGTCATTCTACTACAGTGTGGGCATTGAAAGCAGAAGTGTTCCTGTGTAGTGTTGAGGTACATTTTGTGTACGCCGAACCCAGGCAAGGTCGGAGTAGAAAGACAGAAAATAGATTTGTCTTCTTTCCACTGACCGCTCAAACGCTCAAGAGCCAAATAGATGGCTCGTTGGGACATTTCATCCACTTCGTCCAGAACCAAGTTAGATACGGGGATAGACTTCAAGTTTGAGTCGCCTCGCGTACCACGAATATAAAGGTTCGATCCGTTGGATGTTGTTTTGAGCGCCACGGTGTTCGTATCAACGAACAGGCTTTTTAAGTAGGGACTGTGAGCCAATGCAGGACCGAAACGAGACTTCGAGAAGTCACTAGCATTGAGGGTTGTTGGCAAGCAGTATAAAACCGACTGCTTCAAAATGTCTAAAGTGTAAAAGGCTCGATTGATTCCAATTTCAGTAAAACCAGTTTGTGCAGCTTTCAGGGCGACGATAAACGCAGCCCGCGTGTCGTGAATCTCTTTAGCCCAGGGATGGTACTTGAATCCATAAGGTCCACTAATAGGTGTTCCCATCATTCTTCGTTTTGCGGCCCAGCGAGAACAGCAAGTTAAAGTGTTGCTCTGCATATTCTCAGCAAGTGCCATTTTGAAAATACTACGAAGATCTTCCATGTGTTTCTCCCAGGAAAAAGGGTGAGATAGGGTCGCGTAGGCGTCCCTATCTCGAAGATCAATTACTCGACCTCTACACTGGCTTCCCCGTTGAGTTCCAATTCTTCTTCAACCAAGTTTTCTTCTTGGAGAAGAATTTGCGGTCCACAGTGAACATCGAAGTGAGTCACTTCGTCACTATCTTCGCAAATGGGATCGGACTCATTTTTAAGCACAGGAGATTTAGGATCACCCCCTTTCGGTGTGTTATCAAAGGATTTGAATTGCTCGACAATATCCTCACGATATGCCGTCCATCTGCCTTCCGTCGCGTTATAAACCTGTCGATTCTGCAAATCGGGTTTGTTCCCACTTTTGACGTACTGACAACAAATCCCCAATAGTTCTGCACCATCTGGTAAGTCAATCTCTACCTCCCGGAACTCCGGGGACACCTTTTGCTTTTTAAGGCCATGTGTGTGGTAAACATCAAGCAGTACACAGGTAGCGTCAGAGGTTTGTGGAACTTTGACTTTCATCATCATTTTCCCTCTGCACTTTCTGTAAAAGAGTGTCGAGCCGATTTCTAAGATGGATTACTTGGTCCACCGGGATATTCGGCATCCCCATGTCATAGTAGCCTTGGATAATGCTTACGCAGGTAGAAGTTCCGTAGAAAATCCAATTCCAAAGCCGTTCGTTCTCTGCCTCAAGTGTTACTAAGCCGGGTGATAGCACCCTGCCATTTTGATAAGGTTCTGGTTGCGGGCAGTTCTCGCAAGGAACCTCTGGCCCACGATTAACGTGGGGGTTTTTTCTTACTGCCATTTCTGGTCCTTTCTAAAAAAGCGAAAGAGGGAATCGAACCCGCTGTGCTAATTGCACCCGAAACCATCCGTTCCGCTGAGACTTGTCAGAATCCGTTATTACAGTGGCCTTCCGATGCTAAAGTCTCTATTTGTTTATTTGTAAGCCCACCTTGGCGGTTACTCTGGCATTGGTGGTTCAGGGATCAAATTCATAATCCAGTCAACAACCAATTTGGCAATTCGGTTAATCTCCATATACAGGAACAGATAGGCGATAAGCCCGATACTGTTGGCTCTACGAATTGCTCGCACAGTGTCACGATACAGTTGTCGTTCAGATTTGTGACAGATTTCATCGTAGTTTTGTTTTCGCATGAACTCATAACCAGCGTGGGCGTAGGACCGCTCTTGGGGGCTTTTGATTTCACAGTGAAAACAGAATTGTGTGAATTGTTCTTGTCTATTCATGGCGGTACTCCCCACGGTGTTAGTTTTCCAGTATGTTGACCACCATGAATCTTCATCAATTCACCAGTGGTAAGACCTTGAAGCTGCCATGCTTGAAAGGGACCACCCTCATGGGCCGTCGCTCTTGAATCCGTTAAGTGTGCTTGATAGCTCATCCCATCAACGTAATAGGGCTGGCCACGATATGTTTTACACCATGCACGAAGCTGTGCCGAAGTAAGTCTTGTTTGTTTGGGTGCTTCTTTAGTCGGAGGCTTTGATAGATGCTTCTCAATAGCAGCCTTGCTATGGTAGCCAGTTAGACGATGAAACTCTTTTCCATCTTTAAGGAAGATGATAGTCGGGAGTTTTGTTACTCCATACTTTTTTACTTCCGGGTCGTTGTAATCCTTGACTTCAATCCCATAACCCTCTTTCTTGAGGGCGGCGACTGGACCGTTCTTTAGTTGCTGGCAGGGTGCGCACCAA